CGCACATACACAGAGAAAAAAGCGCCGATCGCGCCGAAGGGATACAAGCTGGTAGAAGCCCGTGCGACGAAATGGGGATACATATATTATAAGTATATAAAAATACCGGAGAAACAAAAGCGTCGGAAGAAGTGCGAATAAATCAGCGCCAACGGACGCATTAAAAAGCCTTGTAAATGTGTAAAGTTTTACGACCAGCACTTTCCTTTCAGAAGATTGATTTTATTTATTCCCCGTCGCCCGCTTTCAGAGATCACGAACGCGCTTATTGTCAAAGGTGCGCAGCACGGCGAAGCCGCTTGCCATTGACAATATGAAAGCGCGGGAGTGATAAAAGCGGGAAGGCGGCGGGGATATAAAATCAATCGTGAATGGAAAGATCGAAAAGCGGATCAAGAATGCCAGCCGGATCGCAAATAAATTTATTCCTTTAAGCCCGTTCCCCCAGCGGGGGCGGAGGGGGGAAAAAGAAAGAAGGTGAACAACGATTGCTTGAAATGAACAGACTTTACAACATGGACTGCATGAACGGAATGGCAGAGTTTCCGGATGGGTTTTTCGATCTTGCGATCGTTGATCCGCCGTATGGGATTGGCGTTGACGGGCAGAAAAAGCGCGTATGCAACAATTCAAAGCATAACCGGAAAGAGCATATCCGAAAAAGCTGGGACGGGGCTATTCCCCCGCCGGAATATTTTAGAGAATTAGAACGAGTTTCAAAAGAACAAGTAATATGGGGTGGAAATTACTTCGTTCCGTATCTCGAACAGGGGCATAAAGGCTGGCTTGTGTGGGACAAGGGACAGCACGGCTTAACAATGAGCGATTGCGAATTAGCATATACCAGCTTTGATACGCCGACGCGTGTTTTCGTCTGCAATCGGGTTGAATTGCTGAACGATGGAACGATACACCCGACGCAAAAGCCCGTGAAGCTGTATTCTTGGGTTCTTTCGTTATTTGCAAGAAAGGGAATGAAGATTTTAGACACACACGCCGGAAGCGCAAGTTCTCTGATTGCCTGCTATCGCCAAGGCGGGCTTGATTTCGTTGGCTTCGAGATTGACGAAGATTATTACAAGGCTGCAAGCAAAAGGCTGGAACAGGAACGCGCGCAAATCCGGCTTTTTGATTTTTTACAGCAAGACACGCAAACAACGCTTTTCTAAATTTGAAGGGAGGAAACGCAATGCAAGAAAAAAGGACGCTTTATCTTGCGGGGAAGATAACAGGCGATCCGTGCTATTATTCAAAATTCTATGCCGCGCAAAAGAAGCTGGAAGAAGAAGGCTTCGTCGTCATAAATCCGGCGCTTCTTCCGGCGGAAGGCTTTACATGGGAAGCATATATGCGTATGTCCGGCGCTATGCTGAAAGAATGCGCGGAAGTGTGCTTTTTGCCGGACTGGACGGAAAGCAACGGCGCAAAATATGAATTTGGCGAAGCAAACGCGCAGGGAAAGCCCTTCTTCTTCTTCGCAGAATGGGAGGAAAGACAAAATGCAGAAAAATAAATTTCCAGTTCCTACGGAAGCAGAAGAACAAATAACGCTTTTTTCATGGGCGGAAATACAAAGCGGCAAATATCCGGAATTGAATTTGCTTTATCACGTCCCGAACGGCGGAAGCAGACACAAGGCGGAAGCCGGAAGGCTTCGGGCGGAAGGCGTAAAAGCAGGCGTACCCGATCTATGCTTGCCCGTGGCGCGCGGGGAATATCACGGGTTATACATAGAGCTAAAAAGACAACGCGGCGGAAAAGCAAGCAGCTTTCAAACGGAATGGCTATCCGCGTTATCAGCGCAGGGGTACAAAGCCGCGCTTTGTTGTGGCTGGCAGCAGGCGGCGGAAGTGATTATTGAATATTTAACAGGAGGTGTGGCAAATGGCTAAACCGAAAGAGCTACCGGAAGAATTACGGGAAGCAGTTTTTGAAGCCGCCCGCGCAGGAGCGGCGGAAGCATACACGCAGAATACGGGGTATGTAAATTATTTCAAGGCAATGGAAACGCTGCTTTATAACTACAAGACGCTTGCGGCGCTTGTAGCGGACGAAGAACAATATTGCGAAGTCGAGTACCACAAAGGACGCAAGACGTTTTCGGCAGCGCCACAGGCGAAAGGCTTTGTTCAGAGCAAGACGGAAGCGGAGATCGTCGAAGAAATGCAAGAAGAAAAGCGAAAGCAGTTCAAGGAAACGAAATCCGGCTTCGAGAGCTTGACACGCGCTATTTCTCTTTTCGCTGGTCAAAAAGAATTCGTCGTGATCCGGCTTTACTACTTCGGCGAGGATATTAACGGCGATCCACGAGAAGGCGGAAAGGCGGCGACGTGGGAAGAGATCACGGAAGAGCTTGCAGAAGCGGGCATACTCAAAGAGATAAAGACGGCGCGCCGCTGGAGAAACAAAATAGTCAATGATATGGCGGTGTGCGTGTTCGGGATACCAGCGGCAGTATCAGCCGCGACGTATCGGAAGGCGCTTGACAAATGACCAAAACACGACCAAATCATGCACCTTGTCCGCGCCACTTACACGTGTTATAATAATTACACTGAATTATTGCGAATTGAATAGCGCGGAATAAAGCCTTTTGCGGAAACGTGAAAGGCTTTTTCTTTTGCGCTTAGCTTGGCAGAAAGGGGGCACAGCATGAAACCGTGGGCGGAAAGGTTTTACAATTCGGACACTTGGCGTTCATGCCGCGACAGCTTCTTGAAATCGAAGGGCTATTTGTGCGAACGTTGTTCAACGCCGAATGATCCAGTTACCGCAAAGATTGCACATCACAAAACATACTTGACGAAGCAAAATATAAACGATCCGTACATAGCGCTTTCGTGGGATAATCTCGAAGCGCTATGTCAAGAATGCCACAACAAGGAACACCACCGGAACGACAAGAAGCGACGGTACGCGTTCGACGAAGCGGGAAACCTTGTATCCCCCCCTATTCGCAATTCTGAAACGGGAGGACGAACACCGAGGGAGGGAGGTTAATTTTACTCCGCAGGCGCGCGCATAACGGGTGTACGCGCTTGAAGGGGTGTGGGTTGACTGGAAAAAGGGGGTGAAAATTATGGCGACAAAGAAGGAGTTGACGAAAGAAGAAAAGATCAAGCGGGAATATTCCAGATTAAAAAGAATTTTCAAGGACTTGGACAAAAACAAATTGCAGACCGTCGAAAGCCTTATAAAAAACGCTGCATTCATGGCGGTATCTCTTGAAGAGCTGCAAGAGATCATAAACGCCGAAGGATATACCGTGGAATATCAGAACGGCGCAAATCAGAGCGGGACAAAGCAGAGCGACGCAGTAAAAACGCATATCGCCATGACAAAAAATCACGCTGCTATTGTCAAACAGCTTTGTGAGCTTGTGCCGCCGGAAAAGAAAAAAGATAGTCGCCTGCAAGCGTTACGGGACGAATAAAAATGCCATTTTCAAATTACATTTACGAGTATTTCGACGGAATTTCTTCCGGAAAAATTGTCGTCGGAAAGTGGGTTCGCCTGCTATATGAATATATCGTGCAGGGACTTCAAGACGGGCTTTTTAAGTTCAACGCGAAGAAGGCAAACAAGGCAATAAAGTTTATCGAAAACTTTTGCCATCATTGCGAAGGGCGAACAGACCTTTTGAAACTGGAGCTGTGGCAAAAAGCCGCCGTTTCCGTTATGTTTGGGATCGTTGAAGAGGACGGGACGCGCGTTTTTCGTGAAGTATTTATCGTGATCGGGCGCAAGAACGGCAAAACGCTTTTCGCTTCCGCCGTAATCGCGTACATGGCATATCTTGACGGAGAATATGGAGCGAAAATATATTGCCTTGCGCCGAAGCTGGAGCAAGCAAACATTGTTTATGATAATTTCTATCAGATGATAAAGAAAGAGCCGGAGCTTTCAGAGCTTGCAAAGAAGCGCCGTTCTGATATTTACATCGAAGAAAGCAACACGGCAATAAAGCCGCTGGCGTTCAATGCGAAGAAATCAGACGGCTTCAATCCACATCTTGTCGTAAACGATGAAGTCGCGTCATGGCGCGGCGACGCAGGCTTGAAGCAATACGAGGTAATGAAATCGGCATTGGGCGCCCGTCGGCAGCCGATGATCCTTTCAATCTCAACGGCAGGATATGAAAACGACGGTATCTTCGACGAATTGATGAAACGATCAACGGCATTTTTGAAGGGTGGAAGCAAAGAACGTCGCCTTCTCCCCTTGCTCTACATGATCGACGACGTGGAAAAATGGAACGACATTGAAGAGCTAAAAAAAGCAAATCCAAACATGGGCGTTTCCGTTTCGCCAGATTTCTTCAAAGAGGAAATCGCAGTCGCAGAAATGAGCATATCAAAGCGCGTGGAATTTCTGACAAAATATTGCAACATCAAGCAGAATTCTTCCGTCGCTTGGCTTGATTATGCCGTTGTTGACGGAGCGGGAGCGCATACAACGCTGGAGGACTTCAAAGACACATACGCCGTGGGAGGAATAGACCTTTCACAAACGACGGATTTAACCGCCGCGTCAATCGTTATCGAGCGGGACGGCGTTCTATATACGTTTGCACAATTCTTCATGCCAGCAAACAGGCTTGAAACGGCGCAGGCAATCGACGGCGTACCGTATGACATATTTGTAAAGCAAGGAATTGTCAAATTATCGGGCGAAAACCACGTTGATTATCGCGACGTTTACGAATGGTTTTCAATGCTTCGGGATCAGTATGGAATATATATCTTGAAGATCGGCTATGACAGATATTCCGCGCAATATCTGATCGACGACTTGAAGGGCGCGGGCTGGCAAACTGACGACGTATGGCAGGGTGAAAACCTTGCGCCTGTTATACGCGAATTTGAAGGCGTGATAAAAGACGGCAACTTCAAGATCGCAGACAACAACTTGCTAAAAGCGCACTTCTTGAATGTCGCGTTGAAGCACAACATGGAAACACGAAAATTCCGTCCGGTCAAAATCGAACAACGCGCGAGAATTGACGGCTTCGTTTCCGTGATCGACGCGCTGACCGTGCGACAAAAATATTATAACGAAATCGGCGAAATGCTAAAAAATGCGGGGTGATAAAAACATGGGAGTATTTGAAACGATCTTCCGAAAGCCAAAAGCCGACCTAAAAGCGGAAGGCTATTTCAAAATGCTAAACGGGTACACGCCCGTTTTCAGCAATGCGCCGGAAAGTATCTACGAAATGGAGCTTACGCGCGCGGCGGTACATTCGTTCGCGTCCTTTGCTTCAAAGTTGAAGCCGGAGATCAGCGGAACGGCGCGGAAAAATCTTGAACGAACGTTGCAGTTCAAACCAAACCCTTTTATGGATACGTCGAAATTTATTTACAGGATCGCAACGATCCTTTCGGTGAATAATACTTGCTTCATTGTTCCGATTGAAGATGATTTCGGGGAAATGATCGGGTATTATCCCCTACTTCCGCAGCGGTGCGAAGTTGTAGAATACAACGGCGCGCCGTTTTTACGTTATACGTTCGGAAGCGGGCAAAAAGCCGCGATTGAATTTGAACGCGTCGGAGTAATGACGCAGTTTCAATATACAGACGATTTCTTCGGAGAAAGCAACGCCGCGCTTCGCCCGACAATGCAGCTAATTCATACACAAAATCAAGGCATTATAAATGGCGTGAAGAATTCTGCTTCGGTTCGCTTCCTTGCAAAAGTCGCAAATATGTTGAAACCGGAGGATATAACGAAGGAACGGAAACGCTTTACGGCGGATAACCTTTCGGCGGACAATCAATCCGGAATGGTGATCTATGACGCGAAATTTGCGGACGTAAAGCCGATTGAAAGCAAGCCGTTCACAGTAAACGCAGCACAGATGGCACAGATCAATGAAAATGTTTTCAACTACTTCGGAACAAACGCGGGCATTCTTCAAAACAAGTACACCGAGGACGAATGGAACGCGTATTACGAAGGAAAGATTGAACCTTTTGCAATTCAGCTTTCGCTGGTAATGTCAAACATGACATTTACGCCGCGCGAAATTTCCTACGGCAACGCGATCACATTCACGGCTAACCGCCTACAATATGCAAGCAACGCAACAAAGCTGAATATCAGCACACAACTATTTGACCGCGGATTGCTGAACCGCAACGGCGTTATGGACGTTTGGAACATGGCACACGTTGAGGACGGCGACAAATATTATATTCGCAAAGAATACGCGGAAGTATCAGAATTGGGAAAGGAGGTTACACCAAATGCCAAAAACGAAGGATCGGGAGTATCGAACGATGGTACAGCCGCTATTGATCCCGACATCGAAGGAAAAAAGGATTGATACGGACTACTATGTGGAAGGGTTCGCAACGACGTTCGACAAGCCTTATTTACTGTATGAGTATGACGGGAACAAATATTACGAGCGGATCGACCGTAACGCCCTTGCAGGCGCGGATATGTCCGACGTAATCATGCAGTATAACCATGAAGGAAAGGTGCTTGCCCGCCTTTCCAACGGAACGCTGGGCGTAGAAGCCACCGAAAGCGGGCTTTTTACGTTCGCGGATTTGTCAAAATCGCGCGCGGCGCAAGATATGTTCGAGGAAATCAAAAACGGGCTTGTAACGAAAATGTCGTGGGCTTTCCGAGTATCAGAAGATAGCTACGACCGCGACACACGCACACGCACGATCTTAAAAATTGCGAAGGTTTACGACGTTTCGGCGGTATCTATTCCGGCGAACGGCGATACCGAAATATCGGCGCGTTCCTACTTCGACGGAGTGATCGAGCGGGAGCAGCAGGAGCGGCTGGAACGCCGAAAACAAATCCTTAAAATTAAACTTATGATGGAGGTTTAGCACAATGAGAATTAAAGAGATTGAAGCCCGCCTTGCGGCTATCAAACAGGAAATTGAAACACGCGGCGCAGATATGACCGCCGCAGAGATTGACGCGCTGGAGCAGGAAACTTCCCAGCTTACCGAAGAGCGCGCCGGACTGATCGCAGCAGCCGAAAAGCGCAACGGTATTCTTGACAATATCGCGAAAGGCGCGGGCATTATTTCCCGTTCCTTCCAGCAGATGGGCACCGACGACAACAGCGATCCGGAAGATCCCTTCGGTACACCCGAATATCGTTCCGCATGGCTGAAAAATATTCGCCGCCTTCCGCTGAACGACGCAGAGAAGCGCGCGTTCAGTAACGCCGCTGGAGCGGGTGCGGAAGTCATTCCGACACAGACCGCAAACGAAATTATTAGCAAGGTGAAGAAACTTGCACCTATGCTAAATGAAGTTACCCTTCTTCACGTCAAAGGCGCGGTGAAATTCGCTATTGAGGGCGCAAACAACGACGCAGCAATCCACAACGACAACGCAGCTATTACGCCCGCCGCCGATACGCTTACCACCGTTTCCCTTTCCGGATACGAGATTGTCAAGCTGGTTCAGATTTCCGATACCGTTATGACAATGAGTATTACGGCGTTTGAAAGCTGGATCGTCGATATGCTGGCGGAAGCGATCGCCCGCAAAGTCGAAGATTTGCTTATCAATGGCACGGGTTCTTCCCAGCCGAAGGGAATTGACAAGGCTAACACTTGGGGCGACACCAACAGCGTTACCGTAACAAAGACCGGATCGCTTACCGCCGCAAATGTGCAGACGCTGATCGGGCTTCTTCCTTCCGGCTATGACAGAAACGGCAAATTCGTTATGAACAAGAAAACCCTGTTTACCGACTTTATGCCGTTGCAGGACAACAGCAAGAACAACATTGTCACCGTCCAGAACAACGCATACTTCGTGTATGGCTACCCTGTACTTACTTCCGATTACGTCGCAGATCACGAAGCCTTCTTGGGTGACTTCAAGAAGGTGTGCGCGAACCTTGCGGAGAATATCGGCGTAAAGAGCGCTTACGACATCGACACCAACAGTTACAAGTACAGCGGAATTGCGATCTTCGATTGCGCGCCTGCTATCGGTGAAGCTATCGTAAAGCTGGTTAAGGCTACCGCATAAACAGGAGGAATAACAAATGCTTGACAAGGTAAAGCTGGCGTTGCGGATTACAGGAACAGCGCTTGACGGCGAAGTTTCCGACTTAATCGACGCGGCGATCGCTGATCTTCGCCTTGTCGGTATCATCGTTCCGAAAGAAGCGGGATCGTCCAGCGCAACGCTGGGTGATCCCCTTCTTGATCGGGCGGTTGTGCTTTACGCAAAGGCGGAATTCGGCTTCAATGACGACGCGGAGCGCTACCGCAACGCATACGATTATTTGAAATGTTCTTTATCGCTGACAACGGATTACATCGAAAGCGAGGGCGAATAAATGAGATGGAGCGAACAAATAACTTTAATCGCCTTATCCGAACCTTCGCCGCTAACAAACGAACACGGCTTCCCAACAGCCCGTCCGGAAATCGCGTCAACAGTTTTTGCCGACAAGAAATCCGTGGGTTTTTCGGAATTCTACAAGGCGCAGCAGGCGGGTTATACAACGGAATTGAAGTTTGATGTTCGTTCGTTTGAATATGAGGAACAACAGATCGTAGAATATCCCGTTTCGAGCGGGAAGCGGTATCGCGTACTTCGCACATATACGCACGGAAACGGAGAATTCACAGAGCTGACGCTGGTTAACCTTCCGGAAGCGGAAGGTGGTGGCGACAATGGCTAAATTTACCGTAACAGGGCTTGACGACGTAGAAGAAGCAATGCTTCGGCGGGACAAGGCAACAATAGAAGCCATTCCGGAAATGCTGAAAGCTGGCGGCGAGGTTATAAAAAGCGCGTTTCAGACGGAAACAGCGAAATTGAACAGTACAGGGCGAAGCACAGGCGCGCTTACTGCTTCGATCAAGGTATCCGCAGTGAAGGAACGCAACGGCGGAAAATACGTCGAAATCGCGCCTTCTGGAACAGATCGGCACGGTGTACGAAATGCCGAAAAAGGCTTCGTGCTGAATTACGGGCGGTCAAATATGCCCGCACGACCGTGGTTCACAACGGCAAACGAAAAAGCGGCGGACGAAGCAACAGCAGAAATGCGCCGCGTATGGGAGGAAAAGCAAAATGAACGTTGACAGCATTTTGAAAGCGTTACTTGACAAGCTGAACGTGCCGGTTGCCCGCCTAAAGTACACTGGGCGGGCGGATTGCTTTATCGTCTATCAGCTTGTCGTGGGACGCGGAACGTTCTTTTCAGACGATGAAGAGGACGCAGAGGAATACACATATCAAGTTCACATCTATTCAAAAACGGATTACTTCGACCTTCTCCAGCGCCTAAAGGCAGCGCTTAAAGAAGCGGGGTTTTACGGAATTACAATCGACGCGGAAACGTTCGAGCAAGACACAGGCTATTTTCATGTTCCCGTCGAAATAAAGTATATGGAGGTATGAAAGAATGGCAACAATCGGATTGCGCGATCTTTACCGCGCACCTATTACAATCAATGACGACGGATCGGAGAAATACGGAACGCCCGTCCGAATGGCGAAGGCTATTTCAGCAGAGCTTACCGTGGAAACCGCCGAAGCGATCCTTTACGCAGACGACGGCGCAGACGAAGTGGTAAAGGAATTTGTATCCGGAGAAATCACGCTTAACGTGAACGACCTTCTTCCGGCTGATCTTGCCGCACTTTTGGGGCAGCAGCAGGACGACGACAACGTGGTTTATGGAGCGGATACGGACGACGCGCCTTATACTGCAATCGGCTTCCGCGCAAGGAAAGCAGGCGGACAGTATAAGTATATTTGGCTTTATAAAGTGAAATTTGCAATTCCGGACGAAAGCTATACCACAAAGGGCGACAGTATCGAATTTACAACGCCGGAAATCGTCGGGCAGTTTATCAAACGTTCGGATGGCTTGTGGAAAGCCGAACACGTCGCAGAGCCTACCAACGAGGTGGCGGCAGCTTGGTTCACAAAGGTGAGAGAACCGAACAATACAAAGGGCTAACGGAACAAGAGGAAGGAGGAAAGGCGGGGAGCTTAAAGCGGCTTCCCGCCTTATTATTTTATGAGCGCAATTAAAGACGGGCGTTTCCCTATCATGCTGGACAAGGAAAGACACCTTCTATTCAGCTTGAACGCAATCGACGAAATGCAAGACAAATTCGGCGGCTTTGATAATCTCGATACCGTTCTTTCCGGAAACGAGAGTATTAAAAACCTTCGATGGCTTCTTACTCTACTTCTGAACGAAGGTGCAGCGGACGACGAAGAGCCGTTGACAGAAAAGCAAGTCGGAAGGCTTATCCATACAGGCAATTTCGCGGAAGTAAAATCCGCTATCTTCAAAGCATTTTCAATCGGCAACAACGGCACAGAAGAGCCACCGGCCCATGAAGATGAAGAGGACGACGAAGAGGAAAACACAAAAAACGCAACGGCGGGCAAGGAATAATCGACCTTGCCCGCCTGCTTTATATCGGCGTGACGCTTTTACGGTGGAGCGAAGCCGAAGTATGGCGAATGACACCGTACAAAATTTTGACGCTTTTCAAAATTCATCGTGAATTCAATCCGGATCGCTTCAAGCCAGTTCCGAAAGAAGTTGATATTGACGACGTGTTAGGGGGGATATAAATGGCGAAAGAAGAGCAGATCAAAACATCAATCGACCTTACGGGCGAAAAAGAGTATCGCGCAGCTTGCAGCAGCATAAACACTTCCCTTCGCGAAATCAATTCGGAAATGAAGCTGGCGACGGCGGAATTTGCGGATAACGCTTCCGGAACGGAAGCATTGACAAAGAAGCAGGAAATATTGCAAAAGCAGCTTGCGGAGCAGGCGAAAAAAGCGGAAGCAGCAGAACAGGCGCTGGAGAAAATGCGCGAAGCGGGCATTGAACCGACCGATCCCGCCTATCAGAAAATGCAAACAAACCTTAACAACACAAAGGCGGAAATGGCGAAAACCGAACAGCAGATCAAAAGCACTTCGGACGAATTGAAAAGCTCAAAAGTGAATTGGGAAGCCGTCGGCGATACCGTCGCAACAGTCGGAAAAGCCTTCGGAACGGCGCTGGCGGCATTGGGAACGGCAGCAGTCGGCGCAGCTTCCGCCCTTGCGGGGCTTACGGTATCAGCTTCTAACTACGCCGACGACCTTATCACGACTTCTACAAATACGCACATAGCAACAGAGGATTTGCAAAAGTATTCATACGCATTAAACTTCATTGACGGCGACCTTTCGACGCTGACCGGAACAATGAAGAAGAATACGCAGATTATGAGCAAAGCCCGCGACGGCAACGCTACGTATTCGGCGGCGTATGAACAATTAGGGATTTCAATTACCGACGCAAACGGGCAGCTTCGCGACGGTCAAGAAGTATATTGGGAAGTAATCGACGCATTAGGAAACGTTGAAAACGAAACGGAACGCGACGCGCTGGCAATGACGCTTCTTGGAAAAAGCAGCACCGATCTAAATACTGTAATCGAAGCGGGTTCGGAAGCGTTCAAGGACTTGGGCGACGAAGCCGAAGCGATGGGATACGTTATGAGCGACGAAGCCGTTACCGCGCTTGGCTCATTCAACGACAAATTGCAGCAGCTTAAAGCCGGAGCAGAAGGCTTGAAAAATTCGGCGGCGTTGATCGCCCTTCCCTTCCTTGACGATCTGGCAGAAAAGGGCGTTCCGATCCTTGCGGAATTTTCAAAAGGGATACAAGACGCAAACGGCGACATTTCAAAGATGGGTGATGTTATCGGGAAGGGGCTTTCAGACGTTCTGAACCTTGTTATCGAAAAATTGCCGGAATTTATCGACATGGGCGTTCAAATGGTCAATTCGTTGATTTCCGGTATTGCTTCAAGTGCGCCAACGATCGCTACGTCGGCGGTAAAAATCGTTGAAACGCTGGTTGAAGGCATAGCGGAGCTTTTGCCGCTACTCATTGAAGGAGCGGCACAGTTAATCGCGGGGCTTGCAACAGGGCTGGCGCAGTCTTTACCGACGCTTGTTCCGACGATTGTTGACGTTATGATGAAAATTGTTCAAACGCTGATTGATAATATCCCGTTGCTGATCGACGCAGCGTTACAGCTTATCACAGGGCTTGCAGAGGGCGTTATAAACGCAATTCCGGTTATCATTGCGGCGTTGCCACAGGTGATTTCAAGTCTGATCGACGGCTTGCTTTCAGCTATTCCGCAGATTATTCAAGCTGGTATCGACTTGCTGACGGCGCTTGTAACGGCACTTCCGGAAATTATAACGGCGATTGTAGAAGCAATCCCGCAGATCATAGACGGCATTTTAACGGCGCTCACGGAAAATATACCGCTAATTATACAAGCAGGAATTGACCTTCTTGTGGCGCTGATACAGGCATTGCCGGAGATCATAACAACGATCGTACAGGCTATTCCGCAGATCATAAGCAGTATTGTGGACGCGCTGATCGGAAATATCGACCAAATCATTTTGGCGGGCGTTCAGCTATTCGTGGCGCTGATCGAGAATTTGCCGACAATTATTATTGAAATTGTAAAAGCAGTTCCGCAAATCGTTTCCGGTATCGTAGAAGCGTTTGCGTCGCTTGGCGGGGAGCTTGTGAGTGCAGGCGAAAACCTGCTTAAAGGATTGTGGGAAGGTATAAGCGGCGCGGCTTCTTGGCTATGGGAAAAGGTATCCGGCTGGGCTTCTTCGCTTGTTTCGGGCATTAAAGACTTCTTCGGCATTCATTCCCCGTCAACGGTTTTTGCTGACATCGGTGGGAATATGGCTGACGGCGTAGGCGTAGGCTTCACGGACAACATGGACGGCGTAGAGGGCGACATGACCGCCGCAATGGGCGGAGCGGGAGAGCTTACGGCAGCGGAAGCGGTAAAGAGCGTAAACGACGGAATAATAGCGAATATCGAAGGATTGTC